CGGTGCCCGTTGAACCGCGCCACGAAGCGCGCCGGGTGCATGCTGCCGATCGCCTGCATCGTCACGTTGCCGATGATTCCGTCCGGCTCCACGCCGACAGCGCGCTGCAGGGTGCGGATGGCGGTCTTGACGCCGGAGTTCACGGCCATGTCGAACAGGTCGAACTTGACGGCATCCGGCACCGCATCGCAGCCAGCCGCCCACCAGAAATCACGCCGGTAGATGTCCTTCGCCCGCTCCAGCGTCAGGTTGCGGATGTCCTCGCCGGGGTAGGTCATTGCGCTAATGCCATACTTTGTGCCGAGGTTTTGCCCCTGCCCGGCAACACCGGTTGTCCAGTTGCCCCGGTCGCGTGGGTCATCTTGAAATTTGCCCTCATGCCCAACCAACTTCTCGAAAGCCTCGTCGAAGGTCATATGCTGCTCCGCTGCTTGCGCGCCGCTTTAACGCCGCGGCGCATGGCCTCGATCACCAGCGCCTCCAGTTCCGCCCGGGTCCAGACCGTGCACCCCTGAGCTGCGCACGCGGCACGTTCCTCGTCACTGATCTGCACGCCCGGGATGGTCGCCGCGCACCCTCCCAGCATCAGCACGATGGCCAGGAGGGCGGCGGCGTTCATGGCTTGCTCCGATCCCTGTCGTGCCGGTCCCGCAGCGCGATCACGTTCTGCTTGATCTCGGCCAGCGATTCGCGAATGGCTCCCATCTGGTCGCTGTTGCGCTGGTCCTGGCCGGTGTCGCGCAGTTCCTGAGCCTTGCGGGATTCCTCCAGCACGACGACCCGCTTGTCCAGGGTTGACCAGGTGAAGACCAGCGAGAGGATGAAGCCGACGAAGGTGATGATGTGCCCGAGGTTGATGGTCGGGTCGAAGCGCACGCCGCGCGGGCGGACTTGATCGGATGGGTGATCGTCTTCGGGTGTCATGTCGCGGTGGCTCCAGGCATCGGCATGCCCGCAATGTTCCCCCCGCCAATCACCCGCACAGCCGAAAAGTGATCCGGTACACTGCGCCGATGGACAACGACACCCTGCGCGTGATCGCCGCCGCCGCACTCGGCCCGGTGGTTGGCATGATCGTGTACGGCTTGCGGGATCGGTACATGGCCAAGCACGCCGCGCGCATCGAGCGCAGACGGCAGGCCCGCCGCGAGTGGATGCGCAGCCTGGGCATGCGCGCCGGGCGCTGGGTCCGGCGCCTGGTTCACTGAATCACGCCGGATGCCGCCATTGCGGTGACAGCGGCGATGATCGCCCGGTTCTGCATGCGGATGCGCCGGGCGCGTCGTCCTCGGCGTCCAGAAACTCGTCCGCGTCCTGCTGGTCGAGAAACTCGGCGGCTGTGGCCATCACTCGATTCCCAGGGCGTTCAGGCGCTTGATCGCCTCGGCCTTGTCGATCCGGCCGGCGCGGAAGTCGGCGCGGATGGCGCGGGCCCGGTCCATGTCGGGCGGGCTTGTTGCGCCCGCCGATGCTGCGGCACCTGCTGCGACTCCGATAGCCGGGGCTGGCGCTTGAATCAGCCGTTGCGCGGCCGGGCTGATGGCGCCAGTGTTCACCCGCTCGGCAACCGGGTTGATGGCCTTGTCGATGGCCGCCTGCGTCTTCACGGCGCCCAGCTTGTCGCCGACTGCGCCCACCACGGCCTTCGCGGTCGGGCCGATCACCGGCACAGCGTCAGCCATCTTGGCCCCGAACTTGGAGAGCAGATTCATGACAGCCGCCGCGGTGCCGCTGGTGTTCGTGCCGTACTTGGCACCAGCCGGGATGCTGTTGATGTCGCTGGCCACCTTGCCGGCCAGGTTCAGCTTGACCAGTTCGGCCGGCGTGAAGAACACCTCCAGATTCTGCTTGCCGATCGCGCGGATGGCCTTCAGGTAGCGATCCGAGGTGAACGCCTTGTCGCCGCTCGGGTTCTCGCCGAAGGCTGCGCGCTTGAGGTGCTCGGCGATCTGCGCGCGGGCCTGACCCTTCGCCTCCGGGCTGGCGTCCAGAACCTTCTTCATCGCGGAGAGGTCGCGCGCGTCGGCGTTCAGCACGAAGTTCTTCACGAAGTCGTCAGGCGCATCGCCCTCCAGCGCCGCCTTCAGGGCCGGCGTATCGTCAATGGTGGCAAAGCGCTTGCGCGCTGCCATGCGGGCCTGCGCGAAAACCTCCCGGGCTGCTGCGCCCTCGTCCACGGGCGGGACTGCTGCGCGCGGAGGCGGCTGCACGGGGCGCAGGTCGGTGATCGCGTTTGCCGGCCCCGGGCCTGCCAGCTTCGGCTGTGGGTTGGGCAGCGCGCCGGGCTGCGCCATGCGGGCCGTCACGTCGGTGACGCCATCATCCGCCGCGCGCGCCGCTGCGCCTGCCAGGTCGTCGGCTGCCGCTGCAGGCTGCGCGATCGGCGTGTTGCGCAGCGCGTCCCGAATCACGCCAATGGCGGACCACTCCGGCGAGCCCTTGCCGGCCTTGCGCTGCGCCGCCGACAGGATGCCGTCAATCTGCACCTCGGCGTCGACCGTGAATGGCGTCTTCCCGCTGGTGATGTCGTTGAGTAGGCCCCGGATGTTGTCCGGCACGAAGCGCCCCCACATGCCCTCATCCAGCGCCTTGTTGGCCGCCTGCGTGAAGGTGCCGCGCTCCAGTTCCACCTGCCGCCCGCCTGTCATGGCTCGGGCTGCTGTGTAGAGGTCGTCCACGCCTTGCTTGACCGGGGCGTCGGCCGCCTTCAGCGCGTCGATGATCTGCTTGCCCGCCGTGCCCTTGTCCATGGCGCCGCTCGCCCCGGCGTTGTCGAACAGCGCCTGCAGGCCCTTGTTCTGGTTCTGGAACCTGTCGGCCAGGTCGTTGCCCATGCCGCGCTGCCCGCGATCCAGCACGATCCCGGACATGTTCTTCTCGTTGGCGAAGTTCATCGGGTTCGTGTCGCGCGTGAGCTGGCCCACGGTCGGCCCGGTGTCGCCGGCAAGGCCCACGGCCTCGAACTCGGCTTTTCGCAGGATGGATGCCGGATCGATGCGCCGCCCGCCCTGCATGGCCGACTCGATCTCGCGCTGGATGATGCCGCGTACCTCGGCGGGCACGTCGCGCGGGTTGACCTTCTGGCTGGCCAGCAGGTTGTTGATCTGGATGGCGACCTGCTGCGGGTCCACCGCCTGGGGCACCCGGTTCGCCAGCGCCGCGCGTGCCTTGCCGGCGAGATCCACCGCTGCCGTCGTGCCCTTGACGATGGCCGGCGTTGCGATGGCGCCAGTTCCCGCACCCATGGCGGTCTGCTTGGCCTTCTCGGTCCAGAAGTTGTCCGTGTCCAGAACGGGCTGCATGGCGCCGGAGACTGCGCCGGCTCTGGCGCCAGCGCCTGCGAGTTGCAGCAGGCCGGCGCCCTTGGTCGGAGCGCCGCCCAGCCAGGTTGCCGGGTTCGCCACGTTGCCGGCCAGCCGCGCCCAGTCGAACCCGGGCTTCTCGGCGCTAGGCAGCGCGTCGGCCACGCGGGATTGCTCGTACCCGGCATTGGTGTCGCGCACGATGTTGTCCACCCGGGCCGCCTCGGAGTCCAGGAAGTTGCTCACCCGGTTCGGCGCCAGCCCGAAAAGCGACGTGATCGCACCCAGCGCGCGCGGCAGCAGCTGCGCCCCTGCGTCGATCGGATCTCGGAATCCCATGACCAGCCCGGAGGTCGGCGCCGAGCGCTGCGCCTCGGAGATCGCCGGCTTTGCTGCCGGCAGGGCTGAGGCGGGGTCGAACCGTGCAGCGGGCTGCTGCTCCTCCACCGGCCGCGCCGAAGCAAGATCGAAGGCCATCAGCGCACCTCCTCGAACTGTGTGCCGTCCGGGCTCACGTAGGCCCGGTTGCCGTTGCGGTCAACCTGCAGGGGCCAGCCGCGGGCGTTGCGGGGCGGGAGGGCTGCGGGCTTCGGTGCTGCAGGCGCTGCAGGCGTGGCGCCGCTCACGTCCGGCACGTTGTAGCCCGACTCCTTGTAGAACTGGCTCTGGTCGGCCAGCGTCTCGCGGTAGACCTGCACGAAGCGCTCCAGCTTCTTGCGCGCAGTGGCCGGGTCGTCGTAGGCGGTCGGGATGAACGGTGCCAGCCGGGGGAACTCGGCCGCCGTCACCGCCGCGCCCGATCGGTCGTGAATCACCAGACTGCCCAGGTCGGCGATCATGGCCCGGGTGTCCACGCCTGCGGGGTCCAGACGGTTGAGCAGCATGTTGGGCATCAGGCCCTTCCAGCCGGTCGCGTTCGGGTCACCTGAGACATCGCCGACCGTCTCGCCGTTGATCAGCTTGAGCGCAGTTTCGGCGCGCTTGAGGTTCTGGACGTTGGTCAGCAGGCCATTGGCTGCGCTGGTTGGCAGGGCCTTTGCCGGCGTTGCCGCCTTCGTCAGCGGCTTGCCGTCCGGGCCATTGACGAAGCTCACGGCGCCCGTCTGCGGGTTGATCAGCGCCAGCCCTTGCTCCGTGTCTCGCAGCACGCCGCGCGCCCCCATCGCCCGGTCTTGGTTGGTCTTTGCTGCGCTGGCGTAGGATGCCGCCGCCGATGCCTTGGATGCGCCGGCGCGCGCGTTGTCCGCGCCGATCTTGGCCAGCCCCTCGTTGTTGAACAGGGTGGCCATCGCCTGATTCGTCACCGGCTGCGCGCCCGTGATCTGGTTGAGCGCCGTGCCGGTGTTGCCCACCGCCGCGAACGGCGTGAACTCCTTCTTCCCGCGCACCGCCGACAGGGCGCTGGAGCGCATGTAGTCGCCGCCGTTGGCCGCTGCAACCGCCTGATCGAGCACGCCCTGGTCCTGGTAGTGGCCCCGGGCCTGCGCCAGTTGGTCGAAGTTCATCTTGTCGGCCGGCGTGGACATGGCCGGGGCGTACAGGCTGGAGATCACCTCCTGCAGGTTGGCCGTGCGCCCGCTGGGGCCAACACCCTCGATGGGCGGCGACAGGAAAGCCGGCCCCACCATCGGCGCGCCGTTCGTCGTCTCGGAGAGCGCGGCATCGAACTCCGGCACGCTCACGCCGGCGCGGCTGGCCGCCATGAGTTTGAGCATGTTCGGGCGGCCCTCCAGCGTGGCGAGTTCGTTGTTCTTGATCGCGGTTTCGGCCAGCGTCTTGCCGACCGATGCGTCGTGCGCCGCGGCTGCCGAGCGCTGCGCGGTGGCCTGCGCGTCCATCAGCCGGCGCTTGTCCTCGGCGGCTGCGGCTTCTTCGGCGGCCTGCGCCTGGTACATCGGAGCCATGGCGAAGCTGCGAAACAGGTTGCCGATGCCATCGGCCATCTGCTGCCCGCCGCCACCCCCCGGGCCTGCTGCTGTTGCCAGTCGAAAGCGCATGATTCCCCCTTACTGCGGACCGACCATCCAGGAGCCGTTGAACGACTTCGGGGCCAGATACTCCGGCGTCTTGAAGAGCCCGCCCGTGGCGAGCTTGCCGGACCCATACGCCCCCAGCGCCTGCCCGGCAATGGTCATGCCCAGGCTCGGCGTCACCGCGTTGATGCCGATCTGGTCGATCTGGCCCATGTTGTCCGCGCCCTGCCCGATGCGCCCGATCTCGCCGGCCGCGTCACCGAAGGCCACACCCTCATTGCGCCGCAGTTGGCCAGCCGAGCCGATGCGCCCCAGGAGTGCCGCCAAATTGCGGTTGCTCTCGGTGGCCTTGGCCATCTCGCGCGCCTTCGCCGCCAGGTAGTCGGTCGTGCCGCCGTTGATCGTCTGGCCGACCTGCACGCCCTGCGCCGTGATCGGAGGCGCGGTTGCAGCGCCCTCGAAGCGCTGCGTCAGGTCTTGCGCGATCTCGTCCTGCGCGGTCTTGCGCACGGTCGGGTCGAACTGCTGCACCTGACGCATCGCCACGTCGGTGGCCTGATTCTGGGCCTGCAGGGCACGCTGGCGCGACTCCAGTGCCATGCGCTGCTGCTTGGCCAGCGCGTCCTGCTGCGCCTTGGCCTGCAGGGCTGAGCCCAGCAGCATCACCCCGATCGAGATGGGATCGAACATGGCGCCTCCTTCAGTTCGTGACGGTGCCGGTGTAGGCCTTGCCGCTGAACAGGTTGCCAAACGACATACCGCCTTGCTGCTGCGCAGGCAATCCGCTCGGATACCGCGCCTTCATGGCCGTGTTCGTCAGGTAGGCCTGGGAGAGGTCGTCGAACAACCGCCCGACACTGGCCTGCTGGGTGCCGGCCTTGGCGGCTTCCGCGGCTGCGCTCATCTGCCCGGACGCCAGTTGCGCCGCGGTACCGGTGTCGATCCCCGACTGCGCCAGGCTGATCAGGTTCTGGCGGGTGCGCTCGTCGGTGGCCTGCAGGTCGGAGGCTGCGCCCACGCCGGCCTGTTCGGCCTTGATCTTGCCCTCACCGTAGCGCTGCTGGAGCTCGCCGCTGGCCTCCGCATCGACCGAGCCGCCCAGCAATCCAGAGCGCGCCAGCCCGAACAGGTTCTGTTTGCTGGCCTGGGTGAACTGCTTGTCCAGGTCTCGCTTTGCCACTTGCGTAGTGGCGTCTCCGATGTCGGTGTACATCGCATCCCGGCCGGCTCCCGCGAACTTCCCGTTGACCGCATCGACTGCGGCCTGGATCTTCTGCTGGCGTGCGGCCTCGTCGGCGCGCATCTGCCCCGCACCACCATCCCCGCCCTTGTGGTACAGCCGTCGTCCGTCCGCTGCGTAGCCGCTGTGCTTGTTCATGTCGGGCACCTCACGATGTCGTATGTGTGTTGGAACCCCAGGCCCTTGAGTACCCGGGTCATTGCAGGGGACGTGCAGGCCTCGATTTCCGATGCCCCCGATTCTTTGGCCCAGGCGACGAACTGCGGCCAGAAACTCACTGCCACTCCGGCCAGATCCCGGCCACCCAGCGCCATGACGTTGAGCAGCATGCGGGCCGGGTAGTGACGGAACTCGAACACCATGGCCATGACCGGCTTGTCGTCTTCCAGCGCAATCGCCCCGAATGCCCGGCCCGACTCCACCATGGCGGTAAGGTCTTCCAGTGTGAACTCGCCACGCGCCGCCTGGTGTACCACCGGGTCGATCAGGCGCATGACGGACCACCAGTGCAGGCTGATCAGCTCGGGAGTGGTGAGGAAGACGGCTCGCATGGCTACACCGACCCGAGGTCCGACCAGTACAACGTCATTCTGTTCACCTGGACTTCAAGGTCCGGATCTCCGTTGAACCTTAGCTTGAACTCGGTCCCGGCCACCGTGATCGGCAGCACCCCGCCGGAGTAGGTCCATCCGTCTTGCGCACTGCCCACCAGGATGGTCTCGGCCAGCGTGCCATCGCGCCCGCCGTTCTCGCTCACGTAGATTCCCACCGACACCACGTTCACGCCATCGAAATCGATCCCGTCCAGCGACTTCAAGGCCCCAGGCTTGCCGAAGTCCAGCCACTGGGTCTCCGCGTAGACCGACGAGCTTTCGTTGTTGGTCTCGCCGTCCAGAAAGAACACGTCGGGCTTGAGCAGATAGATCGATTCATCCCCATCACGGCGCAAGTACATCGCGCCACCGAGCTGCGCCCACGAGCTGATGTTGGCGGTACCTGTATCTCCCAGGCCGTGCCAGGCCCAGGCGTTGAGCTTGGCGGTCTTGCTGTAGGTCCATGCGGCCCAGCCGTACTCACCGGCACTGGAGGCCAGGAGCGACGAGCGCGCCGTCGCCATGCCGCTGGAGAACGGCACGGCTGAGAGTGGGGCGGAAGAGAATGCCATTGCCTACCCCGACTGCCAGCGGTTGGGCGCCGTCACCCAGTATTGCGAGAGAGGCCCGGCTGCGATCCCCTTGACCGATGGGATCAAGCCCCCATTGGCAGAGCGCGTCAGCGCATCCGGCGAGGTGGTGAAGGGCTTGATGGGAAGGCCCACATCCACATCCGCGGGGAACAGCGCATTGGCCAGCGTGGTGAGAGATCGAACACCCGACTCGGACAGGAACAGCAGATCCCCGTACAGGCTCACGATGGAATGGTGGTGGCGGGTTCCCACTCCGTCGATCACCCGGTCCAGCGCCATTGCAGTCGGGTCGGGGTCGATGTTCCAGAGCTGGATGGACTCGTCGGTGAAGACTGCCAGCTTGCCCTGGTACAAGCCCAGCCCGTAGGCCCGCTGGCCATTGGCGAAGTGCTGCGAGACCGGCAGAGACCCAGCATCCCCGGCGGTCGTCCAGTCGGTCGGATCGCCCACCTTGGAGAACTTGACCGACTGGCCATCGTCCGAGACTGCGAACACCCGGGCCGTGGCGGTTGTCATCAGGCCAGAGACCGGCATGTTCACGTCGGTGATGTTGGTGCCGCTCACCGTGTGGGTGGCCGTGTCGACCGTGAACAGGGTCGAGTAGCAGGTCGTCCCGCCGTCAGTGGACAGGACCGCGACGAACCCCTTGTCCCAGCGCGAGACGCCCATCAGGCGACAGGGGAGAGCGTCGGAGAGCGTGCCGCCGATGCCCGTGGAGCGGAAGGCGTAGACCAGCTTCTCGCCGGTCTCCGTGTTCACGATGTCGTAGGTCTTCCCGCTGGCGGCGAGATTCCATGCGCAAAAGGTCCACAGGTAGCCGCTGTTGGATTCCAGGCCCTTCCAGTAGGCCGGAACTGCCAATGCACCAGGGGATTGCTTCCACTTCGCACGCGACTTCAGCCATCCGCCGGGCTGCACATCCATGTTGATCAGACGCGCCAGGCTGTTGGCCGGCGCCACGCTCGATGGCCGCGCCAGCAGCAGGCCGCCGTCGAACCTGTCGAATGAAATCTTCGGCATGGGTCAGTCCCAGACTTGCCGGAAGCCCCCGGCCGTGGCCACCACGCGCGCCTGCGGCTGGCGGATGCCCGGCGGGACGAAGCGCTTGTTCTCCTTGTTCAGGAGCTTCTCCTGATACAGCATGGTCTTGAAGGCCTGGCCCGCCACTTCGGCGTCCGGCTTGCTGTAGTGCGCCTTGCCCATGGCGATCGCGTAGCCCAGCACCAGCCGGCCATCGACGGACGGCAGATCGGCAGACTCCGAGAACCGCGTCAGCACCCGCTGGTGGTCGATGTAGACCGTGTAGGCCTGGTCCGCAGTGGGCCAGAATTCCATCGTCCACACTCCGTCGTCGGTCCCTGCGAATCGCGTGTCCCACTTCTCCGGGGTCGAGCGGATGTCGCTTTGCGCGCGCTCCGCGTGCGTGATGCCCTGGGGCAGCTCATGGCGCTCTTGACTGCCCTGCTCAATCCAGACCGTCTGTATGCTGCCCCGGGCAATCGACACCCCATCGTCGGAGACGGAGGGGTAAGTGGGTGTGTTGGCTACCAGGGTCAGCGTGGACGTGACGGGATAGCCGTCATCGAGCTGCTGGAACACGTATTCGTGGGCCTCGGTGAGAATGTCCTGCAGTGCTGGCGCCGAGCCGATGGTGGCATTGATGCCGCAGCGCACGCGCAGGACCGCGAGGAGCTGCGCGTAGGTCTTGGGGGTGGGGACGGTCAGGGCCATGGGGGTTTCCTATACGGACCGGCAATCG